TTGACATAGATGAGACTATGTTTATTACTAAGGCTAAGGTAAAGGTGGTTAAGAATGGCAAAGTTGTTAAGAAACTTGATAACCAAGAATTTAATACTTATAAGAAAAAAAATGGAGAAACGTATGACTTCGGGGAATTCAAAAACGCCGAAGTATTTAAGCGGACTTCAACGCCCATCGCAAGAATGATTAATAAAGTAAAAGCGATACTTAAGAATGCTACAAGAGCAGGTTCTAAAGTTATTATCATAACTGCTAGACCAAACTTCGATAATAAAAAAGTTTTCTTAGATACGTTTCGGCAGCAAGGAATCGACATAGATAAGATCTATATTGAACGTGCTGGTAACTTAGGCGGTGGTCCGGCTGCTGATAATAAAAAAGTTATAATTAAGAAATACCTTGATCAAAAAATATATAAACGTATCAGATTATTTGATGATGCGATGTCAAACTTAAAAATGTTTTTATCATTACAAAAAGATTATCCTGAAGTAAAGTTCGAAGCACTCTTAGCAAAACCAAATGGTTCAGTTTCTAGAGTAAGATGATAAAGTTAACAAGTTCAGCAAAAAATTATTTAAATTCTACTATTAAAGCGCATGATAAGAAGTATGCCTATCTTGCAGTAAATGGTGGAGGTTGCTCTGGTTTCCAATATGAATGGGACATGACTGACAACTTAGAAAAAGGTACACTAATAGAAAACATTTTACTCTTAGATAAAACTGCAGAGATGTTTGTCATTGGTTGTACAGTAGATTATGTAGAAGAGTTCGGCGGCTCTTATCTTAAGGTTATAAACCCTAACGCTACTGCGCAATGTGGTTGCGGAGAATCATTCGCTGTTTAATTAACATGTTAATAACAAAACTGTGTACATTTACTCAAAAATAGTGTATAATAATACTATAAAATTGAGGAGTACTAAATGTCTAAATTACAACAACACTACATAAATTTTCAATCAGAACCAACAATTCCACAAAAAATTATTTACTTACAACAAAACCAAAAAGAATTATCACAATACAATATTAACATTACAAACCTAATATCACATTGGAATAATCTACAATTAAAACACGGTCCTGTATGGATTACAAACTAAAGGGTCATAATGGCATTTTACACAAACCTATATCGGTTTAAAAATAATATATTCTATCGCGGTTACTCAAACAACGGCGATAGAGTTCTTAAAAAAGATTATTATAAACCTAGATTTTATATAACTTCTAATACACCAACTTCTTATAAAAGCATTGACGGCAATTATGTTGAACCTACTGAAAGAGATAGTATGTATGAGGCTGGACAATATTTAAAAGACAATCTTGAAGTTTCTGGTCGTAAGATATATGGTAACAAAAGATTTATTACACAATACGCTATGGATAAATTTCAGCAAGACATCGAATTTGATCGTAGTATGATTAATGTTGGCACTTTCGATATCGAAACAGATTATGATGATGGCTTTCCATATCCTGATCAAGCTGCTCATACGATACTATCGATATCATATAAGTCTAGTAAGTTCTCTACATATCATGTATGGGGTTATGGCGACTTTGATACTAAGACCGCGCTTATAAGCGACGTTAAATACACTCGATGTAATAGTGAAGAAGAGCTTCTTACTAAGTTCATAGAATTCTGGTCACATCCAGAAATTATACCTGATGTTATAACCGGTTGGAACACTAGGTTCTTTGATATACCTTATATTATTAATCGTACATCTAAAGTATTAGGCATTGAAGTATTACACAAGTTTTCTCCTTATGGTTTACAAATACCGGCACCAAGACCTATTGTAACTCGTGGTAGAGAAAATATGGTGTATGAAATACCAGGTATTCAAACACTAGATTATATGGAATTATTTCAAAAGTTTGGATATACATACGGTCCTCAAGAATCATATGCATTAAATCATATTGCTTATGTCGTACTTGGTGAAAAGAAACTTTCATATGAAGAATCAGGTTCTCTTAAAAACTTATACAAAGATGATTATCAAAAGTACATTGACTATAATATGAAAGATGTACAACTTGTCGATAGACTTGAAGAAAAACTTGGTTTAATTACTTTGGCTATTACTATGGCGTACAAAGGTGGTGTTAACTATCAAGACACATTTGGCGTAACTGCAATATGGGAATCGATTATTTGTAGAAAGCTATATCAAAACAATATTATTACGCCACTTACACAAGTCGAAGATGATTACATTATTCAAGATAACAAAAGTCATATAGCTGGTGGTTACGTTAAAGATCCAATTCCTGGTAAATACCAATGGGTAGTATCATTTGATTTAAACTCTCTATATCCTAACATCATTGTTCAAAACAATATGTCGCCAGAAACAAGAATGAAACATATTGATGATCCAAATAAATTTGTAAGAGCTGCTAATGAAACATATTATCGTAAAGACTTTCAAGGTATACTTCCACAAATAATAGAAGAGTATTATGATGAACGTGTGTCTATAAAAAATATGATGTTAGCCGCTAAGTCTCAGATGCAAAAAGGTTATACGTTTGAACTTGATAAAGAAATAAGCAACCTTGAAAACAGACAGATGGCTATTAAAATTCTACTTAACAGTTTATATGGCGCTCTTGCGAATAAACATTTCTTATATTTTAGTACAGGTCTTGCCGAAGGTGTTACAATTACTGGTCAAAAAGCAATCAAATGGTCACAAGAAACTATGAATAAAGAACTAAACAAGTTACTTAAGACGGATAAAGATTATGTTATTGCGATAGATACAGATTCTTTATACGTTAACTTTGGTCCACTCATAGAAAAATTTGCACCAAATAATCCAGTTTTATTCTTAGACCAAATTTGTAAGGAACACTTTGAGCCAGCCATTGCTAAAGCTTACGAAGAGTTTTATAAAATGCATAACGCGTATAAGAACAGAATGGTTATGGCAAGAGAAGCAATATCAGATATTGGTATCTGGACTGCAAAGAAACGATATATACTTAACGTACATAATAATGAAGGTGTACAATATGCAGAACCAAAACTTAAGATCATGGGTATTGAAGCTATTAAGTCTTCTACTCCAGAAGTTGTACGTAATAAATTTAAAGAAGCATTTAAATTAATAATATCAGGCACTGAAAGCGAAGCACAAAAATTCATTGCAGAATTTAAAGGACAGTTTAAAAACTTGCAACCAGAAGATGTGGCATTTCCACGTAGAGTTACTAATATTACTGATTGGCATGATAGAAAAACTATATTTAAGAAAAGCTGTCCAATACATGTACGTGGTTCATTACTTCACAATTATTATTTAAAACAAAATAAACTAGATAACAAGTATGAACTTATTACAAACGGCGATAGAATAAAGTTTGTGTATTTAAAGCTACCAAACTCAATAAAACAAAACGTTGTGGCATTTAAAGACGTGCTACCTAAAGAATTAAAATTACATAATTATATTAACTATGATTTACAGTTCGAAAAGACTTTTATCGAACCATTAAATTTAATACTCAACCCTATTGGCTGGAGTGCCGAAGAACAAGCAACCTTGGAGGATTTTTTCGTATGAGTACAAACTGGTTTAAAGATATGCAAGACATGCATATAAAGTATGGAGTTAACAAATGGGTGCAAGCCGAAAAGCAAAGTGATGTAGATATTAAAAGATTTAATCAATACATGCAGTTCAGACTTAACATGATGCAAGAAGAACTTGATGAAACACAAAATGCATTTGTTAACAAAGATGCTGAAGAAGTTGTTGATGGTATTATTGATCTATGCGTATTTGCTATTGGTACTTTAGAAGTATTTGGTGTTGATGCTAATAAAGCATGGGATGAAGTATATAAAGCCAATATGAATAAAGAAGTTGGAATAAAAGAAGGTAGACCTAATCCACTAGGATTGCCAGATTTGGTAAAGCCAGAAAGTTGGAAAGGTCCGTCACATAAGGATAATCATGGAAATATCACTGACTCTTTTTAATAGTATATTTGATAATAAGACTAATCAAAAACTAACATTTGAAAACTTTGATAGCTTTGAAAAAGCATTGTACGGCTTATCAAATCGTGCTATGAAGTCAAAGAAAGATGCACCTTTAATGTCACCTGCACAATACAAGCCTAACACTACACGTGCTAATGATAACGTTACAATGTGGTCAGCTTGGTGTGCAGTCGATGTCGATGATTTTAAATTTAATGGAGATTTACATGCCGCCATTGATAATAAGTTTATTGGTACTCGGTTTGTGTGTTACAGTACTGCTAGTAGTACACATTCTGTACCTAAATTTCGTCTTGTCTTCCCGCTTACCAAAACAGTCAAAGCTGAAAAAATTCGACACTTTTGGTTTTCTCTCCAAACAACCCTTGGAGATATGGGAGATAAGCAAACCAAAGACCTTTCTAGAATGTATTATATACCAGCAAAATATAGTAATGCTTATAATTTTATTTTTAGTGGTGCTGGGGATTATCTTGATCCTGATATCTTAATGAATAAACATCCCTATCGAGAAAAGTCTAATGGTAATAATTTCTTTGATAGGTTGCCAGAAGATATGCAAAAAGAAATTATCGAGCATCGTAAATCTAAACTTGATAATACAAATATAAACTGGTCGTCATATAAAAATTGTCCGTTCTTTCCAAGACAATTAGAAAAAGAATATAGAATGATAAGTAGTACAGGTTGGTATCATAAGATGTATCAGATAATGGTGGCAACAGCTGGTAATGCAGTTAAAAACAAATATCCTATTACTGCACAAGAGATTACTAATTTATGTAGAGAACTTGATGTAGAAACTGGTAACTGGTATAAGTCACGTCCATTAGAAAAAGAGGCTGATCGTGCACTCGAATATGTATATAAAAACATTTAACATGTTAACAACAAACTTTAAAATAAGTGAAAAAAACTGTGTACATTTGTAAAAAAGTATGGTATAATATATCTATAAAATTAAAAAAGAGGAGTTTTTTATGTATAAAGGTTATCAGTTCGAATTATTTTCAAATGATTGGGGTATCAACTCAGGTTTCAAAAGGTTAGCAGATGAGCTAAATGGTCTATTACCTTTCCACGGTAAGTGTGAATTTTCACAGTCAAAGAATAAA